AGGATTGTTGCAACAGCGCCGACAAAGCAGCAGCTTCACGATGTTCTGTGGTCTGAGGTGAGCAAGTGGATGAGCAAGTCTCCTTTGCTATCAGATATCCTAAAATGGACAAAGACCTATATCTACATGGTTGGAAACGAAAAGCGTTGGTTTGCTGTAGCCAGAACTGCAACAAAGCCTGAGAATATGCAAGGTTTTCACGAAGATAACATGCTGTTCATAGTAGACGAAGCTTCTGGTGTTGCTGATCCGATCATGGAGGCCATACTCGGAACATTATCTGGAGATAACAATAAGCTTTTGATGTGCGGGAACCCAACTAGGACCTCTGGCACTTTTTATGATGCTTTCAATGGTGATAGAGCTATTTATAAATGCCACACAGTATCATCTGCAGATAGTCCGAGGACAAATAAGGAAAATATACAGTCACTGATAAAGAAATACGGAAGAGAAAGTAATGTGGTACTTGTCAGAGTATTCGGAGAATTCCCAAAACAGGAAGATGATGTATTTATCGGACTGTCCATCATTGAACATTGTACAATGCTTGATCTGCCAGAAGGAGAACCAGTAAGAAGGATTTCACTTGGTGTCGATGTGGCCAGATATGGCTCTGATGAAACGATCATAGCGAGGAATGTAGGTGGAAATATTACCCTTCCGATAAAGTTTAGAGGGCAAAGCCTCATGACCACAGTCGGTAAGATAGTACATATGTACAGGGAAACGATAGTCAGTTTCCCGGCGTATAGAGGAAAGATATATGTGAATATCGATGATTGCGGACTCGGAGGTGGTGTAACTGATCGTTTGGAAGAGGTAAAGCGGGAAGAGAAGCTCACCAGAATGGTTATAGTTCCGGTTAATGCTGCCGGAAAGGTGCCGGATGATGTCGTGGAGGATGGAAGAAACAAAGTAAAAGCGTGTGACATTTATGACAACATGACAAGTTACTTATGGGGAAGTGTAAAGGATAAATTAAGGCTAGAAGAACTGTCGCTTGAGAATGACAATGAGCTTGTAGCGCAGTTATCGTGCAGAAAATATAGGCTTACGAGCAGAGGAAAAATACAGCTTGAAAGCAAAGAGGAAATGAAAAAGAGAGGGATTGATTCGCCGGACAGGGCGGATGCAGTTGCTCTTTCTTGCTATGAGAAGAAACAATTTGACATTAGCGGCCTGACAAATTAGGAGGTGATAGGATGCAGAACGAAGAAAAGACTAAGGAAAATCAGAAAGAAATACGAAGTGACGGGTACAAAAACCTGTTAAACAAGTACGGCACCAAGAATGACGCCTCCGAACATTATGCATTTGAGTCAGACGGAAACGTATCAGATGTAGACTTGGAAATCAACTACGAAGAAAATGGATTGTTCGCAAAGATTATAGACATTCCTGCAGATGATGCAGTAAGGGGAGGGTGTAATTATAACATATCCGATGTGGACATTACGACCTTTATTGATAAATCACTGGATGAGTTGGATTTCAAAGCGAAGGCTGCGGAAGCTCTTAAATGGGCTAGGCTGTTCGGCGGTTCCATAATGGTGATGTTTATTGACGATGGAGGAGAGCTTGACGATCCTGTCGATTGGGATAATATTCAGGGAATTGATGAACTGCAGGTTTTTGAACTGCCCTTTGTTACTCCTGACTATAACAGCATTTACAGAACAAGCGGAATAAAAAATGGTAGAAGTGGCAGAAGCAAATGTGGTATGCCGGAGTATTATAATATCTCCCCGATTTATGGAGGCACCTTTAGGGTTCATGAATCGAGATGTCTTATATTTAGGAATAACAAAATACCTATGTATTCATCATATCAGCAATATCGGTACTTCGGAATTCCTGAATATATGCGGATACACAGAGAATTACAGGTTACTACTACATCCCATGGGAATGGTGCAAAGCTGCTCGATAGAGCGGTACAAGCCGTATATAAAATGCAGGGACTTGCGGAACGGATTCTTACAGAGGATGGCGAGGAAGAAATCCTAAAAAGGCTGAATCTCATAGATATGGCCAAGGGCATATTGAATTCTATAGCCATTGATGCAGATGGAGAAGATTATCACTATGAGACAGTTACTTTTTCGGGAGTAAAGGATATCGTCGATGCAGCTTGCAATATGTTGTCCGCAGTTACGGGGATCCCGCAGACGAAATTGTTTGGACGTTCTCCTGCCGGAGAAAATTCTACCGGTGAGGGAGATATGGAAAATTATTATGGATTCATCGGGAATATCCAGGAACTTAATCTGAAGAAAAACATAAAAACTGTGATTGACATTATCCTTAGTGTTGGAAAGTACAAAAAGGAATTCGATGAAATACCGGATTACAAATTGGAATTCAAACCTTTGTGGAACATGGACGAGAAACAGCAGGCGGATACAGACAAGGTAAAAGCAGATACAGAGTATGTAAAGGCACAGACAGCGCAAATATATGTTGACATGCAGGCAATCGATGCAGAAGAGGTTCGAAAAAGACTTTCTGAGGATGGAGAGTTTACGGTCAATGATATTATTTCAGAGGAAGGATGGAACGATACTGAAACTGGAGAATCTGAAGAAACAGTGGACACGGCATTACCGGCACAGCAGAAACTACCGGATATAGAAGTTCAGGAGACTGAAAATACAGATTCTGATATACAGCAGTCAGTGCTTCATTTGCAACAGATCATACCAACTGGATGCGGAGTAATCGTTATGCGAGACGGAAAGGTTCTAGTTGGTAATCGTAAGGATAGCGGACTTATTTGCGGACCCGGAGGACACATAGAAGCTGGAGAATCACCGGAAGAGGCGGCGATTAGGGAAACCAGAGAGGAATTTGGAATTAATATCGCAGAGACTATACCGGTAGCATTGATTGCCGGAATGCCTGAAGGGTATTGCCCGTCCCAAGTATTCTTATGTACGGAGTTCTATGGAGAGCCGATTTCATTTAATGATGAAATGGAAAATGCAAGATTCTCAGAGATAGGAGAAGTTCTGGAGGAGGAATTGTTTTTGCCGTTCAGACTTGGCTTAGAAGAAATGATGAGGCAGCTGCACGAATGCATGTTGACGGAATCTTCTGCTTCGAGTAATATTAAAGCAGAAGCTGATGGTGGTCCTGGCTCTGGAAGAAAGCCGGAAGGCGGAGGGGATGATGATGAACCACCAAAGGACAGCAGCGGAAAATCATACAAGAGAAAAGCGGCTAAAAATGTTTCAGTTAAAGAAGCTGAAAAAGTTGGGCACGATAT